ACATTGAATCCCTCACACAGCATAGCTACAAACATTCTTACTTGTGGATGTATTGTAACTTCAGTTAAGTTTGTCATTTTTACCTTTCTTGAAATCCTGCATTGCAATTTGCATTTGATGATCTGGGTTTAATCCTACCCAATTACCTCTAGTCTTGGATTGCTTCATATCGTGAGGAATAAATATACTTTGCCAACCTTTCTCGATTGCAACATCAATCAATTCGTTTGGATCGTATCCTTCATCCTTAAATTTACGAAGTTTCTCCACTATTAGGTACTCGGCATAGTCAGTCATCTTTTTACGCATTGACTTTCTATGTATCTTGAACTGATCCCATCTAAACTCATCGAGCCATTCTGGTAGTTCTTCAAGACATTTACTCATTCAACCTCCATGTCAAAAAATGCATTAAGTTCTCCCATATAAGCTGTGAGTCTGTCCCAATCTTCTTGATTTAACTCTTTCTTCCATATTGCACTTGCTTCTTTAGCAATACCCTGAAAACGCTCCCTGTTAGCAGGATAAGTCTGTGCAAAATTTACTAATACTTGCTTATTTGCCTCAGACATCTCCCACTTAATGTCATTTAAATTATTTATGACACTATCATGGATTTCCTTGTTTTCACAGAATGCAAATGCTTCATCAAGTATAGATTGTGCATCTTCAAAAAGATTTGAACTATCTTCTTTTTCAGTAGGTTCTTCAACATCTGGTTTAGTTAAAGTATCTTCTAACTGTTTAGAACCGCCTTTAGGATTAATTTCTTTAGTCTTTTTAGGAGGAGTCTCATTAGGTTCATTATCATTGCTTGCCTGATCCATCTCATGATCAGTATATAAACCTGATAACTGTGCTGGAAAAGCCTTACGGAGTGCCAATGCTTCAGCGCACTTGCCTAACATTGTATGTGGCATCTTATTCCACATAAAACCTAGTGCTTCACCGGGGAAATACTCTTCCCATCTTGCAGTAGCAGTAAAGTTACCTACTATTCCTCCAACAACCTTATTAACTGTAACTGTTGCCTTTGATGGTATTTCACCATTTTCTTCAAATACAGGATCACTACTGCCAACATACTGACCAGTTCTATCTGCGACAGCCCTGAATCCGTCAATGCCAGTTTGTATTGTCATCTTACCACTTCGCTTAATGAAGTAGATTTGTCTTGATAATGGGTCTAAACCTGACTTATCTGCTACATGCAGGAATAGCTTTAACTCATCATCTGTTGCACCTTTTGCAATTTGGCTCTTAATTAAGTCAACTTGTGCTGGTGTTATATTATTATATGTCATTACTTCTTTAGTCATTTTGCCTCTTCTAGTTAGTTAATTGATGCAGTCTAGGGACATCGTAAGGTTAATATTGCAATGAACCAGTATTGATTTGACCGCAAATGTATATATGGAGAATGAAAAGGACATTGCTTCCTTTAAGGAAATACTATCCAATACAGTCTTCGCCCCTAGAACTGCGTGGTTCTAGTTATTTAGGTAATATTAATCTTGTTGATGGTCTTGTGTAAACGAAATCTTCATAGAGATCAGGATGATTCTGCTTGAATCTCTTTGTGTCAAACTCCGTACAATGTGCTTCGTATAGCTCCTTATTTGCTTTTGCAAAGCGATCTTCATCAAACTTCTTGAGGTCAACCCTGCTCAATGTGACTTTATTGCCATCACTGAGATGTATCCCATCATTCTTATTGATGAAGTTCTTTATGTGGAATTTAACGTCTTTCTCCTTCTCATCTAATCTTTTCTTTTCAGCTTTGATCTTAACTAATTCCTTAACATTGATTTCAATTTCAGGACTGGCTTTTATGTATTTGCCATTATGACCAAAATACTGATGAATGAGATCGTTCTCATCTTGAGGAGGTGGTGGGAGTTTGTTTAATACATGACCCCAAAACCTTTCTACTTTAGCTAAATATGCATCAATTAGGGATTGCTTCCTCTCTAATCTGTAATGCAATATCTCAGGATCAAAATATGCAAAGAAGTCTACACCTTCCATTTCAGGCTGAACTGCCAATGCATGTACTCCTTGTGCTAAGTAGTATTGTGGAACTGAATCTGATCCGGGTTCTCCCCAGAAATGTCTCATATGTAGTGATGGACACTTGATTTCAGCAACCCTGTGACTTCCTACAACTGTCCCATCATTGTGACAGAATAGAAAAGGGTGTTCTTCTGAGATGTGAGTCTTATTATCTTTCCTTATGGTTATATCTAGGTCTTCCTTGACCCATTTGATTACTTCTGGTTCTAACCTGACACCTCTTTTAACTGCTGGCTTATTAGAAATGTCTTCTGGTATTTCTTCTCCAGTTTTTTCTCTCCATAAAGAATAGGGAGTCTTCCACGGATTGACACCGATTGCCGCTCCTGCATCTGAACCTCCTATTCCTTTCTTACGCTGTTCTAAATTATTAACAGCAAAATTATTAGCAAGTTTTTCCATTTTAACCCTTTCCCGCTTTAAGCGATGAGTTCTCGCAGTTCCTTTTTCCTTGCTTCTAACGCTAAGTATACTGCGGTAGTTATTTTATTATTTTGGCGTTTGCCCCCAACAACCATATAAACATATTGTCGAGTATAACCCAAATCGTTTGCTATTACATTTAACTTGACCTTAAATTCTCTACATTGCTCATGTAAAGTCATATGCTCCTTTAGTATAGTTTACTGAGGTAACAAGATCAAGTATATTATGGTAAATCATTAATGTCAATAAAATCTAGATCATCAACTGGTTCTGGATCATCTGGATCATAATTTAACTTTGGTTTCTTCACGGAATGATGTTCCTCCCATGCTTCTTCATCAAATAACCAATGTGGCTCTTCCATAGTTTCTCCTTTATTTAGAATGGATCATCAGCAATTAAGCGTTTTATAGCTATATGAAATAAATCAGTTTTGTTTATTTTATAATCTAATCTTTCTTTTAGTTTATTTTGATAATCTAAGAGCATATTACCAGTTTCAAGTCTAATTTGAATTGCAAGATACCCTCTATCTTTTACTCCTTTAGGTCTTTTTCTTGGTCTGTCTTTGTATTCTGCTTTCTTTCTCATTTTGCCTCTATTGTTAAATGTTAAAGTGAAAAGACTGATTACACGATGTCACCTGAGTGATTTCCCCTCCACAGACTATATATCGCCATACCTACCTCATCAGTCTTTGTTGTGCAACATCCATGTCGCTTAGACACGACTCAGCTGTGCCTAAAATGGTAAGTAACCAAGTTGTTCTTTATGGTCACTAATCCATGCTGTTAATTTACCAGCACCTTGTTCTACTTCTAATTGAACTTCTGCTGGTAATGTTTGTGCATGTTCTGTGAATGCTTCCACCCAATCATACATGCTGTTCTGATTCCTAAATGTACTGTTCCATATTGCATCTGTATGCACTCCACCATATCTTTGAGGAACTTCATCTAATATTTTAATTGATCTGATTAAATCCTCATTGTGTGCTTTAACATCTGCATGTTTTTTCTTAGGACTATATAGCTTTGCTTTCTTTAATGGCTCTAAAATGTCCACAGGGGCTTCTAATTGAAGAAAAGTCTTTGCTGTGTCCTTTGTATAGGGAATTTGAGTTAATGCCTGTACACGATCTTTTACGACCTCATACTGGTCTTTTGCTAATGTTATGATCCGATCTAACTTATATTTCATTACATCTGGATTACCAGTATGTTTAGCAGAGGTAAATGCTATATTAAGTAAATGCATCATACCATTTAAGCATTTTGGTCTTAATGAAAAGAGTGAGCCATCTATTTTAGCATCTCCTACTCCAGAGTTTTTAAAACTGCAACCTATTTTAGTGAAATCTTCACCGTCTTTTGTCTTAAAACCCATATGTTTTTCTACAAAATTAGCAGTCATTTTAGTGTTGGTTACTACTGCTCTTTCTAATTCTAAGGAATGATTCTTGTTATCCCTGAATAAATCGTAAAGAAACTGACTGTTGCTGTATGGTAGATACCTTGAACCAACTACCCCTACTATGGTATCACCTATAATTACAAATCTTTTACTTGCTAATTCGTTCTTAATACTCTGCTGATCGAATAGCTTGTTAAGAAATGTAGATGACATATGAGGCTCTTGCATTGCTTCCATTGTACTAAATAATCCATTTACGCTAGTAGCCTGACAAAGTGCCTTAATCCCATGTGTATTGAAGTTATATTTGTTGTTAATCCATTGATCATCTTCAAATATTATCTGAGATGGTACAGGATCATATGAAGTTTTATCTTCTTCTGATGCCATGTTGTGTTTTAAATGCTCAAAACTACTGTATGTCTGAGTTTCTATTGGTTTATGTTTTAACATATTAGCCTCCAGTTAATTCTT